CCAATATACATCTAATACTCGGAACCCCAAGAAAACAACCTAACCCTAAGGAGTAATAAAGGATGGCTACATACAGTCGCCCAGGAGTCTTCGTAAACGAAGTCTCGATACCGCAGTCTGTTCAGTCTGCAAATAACGGTTCTGCACGAGGTGCCTTTACAGGAACTTTTGCAAAAGGATCTTCATCTGAACCTGTTCTTGTAAACAGTTGGTACGAATTTGGAAAGACCTTTGGTGGACTTTCAACTGCGTACCCAGCAACTATTGCTTTGTACACTTTCTTTGCTAATGGTGGACGTCAAGTCTACGTAAAGCGAGTATTGGGTACCGGAGCGCTCGCATCTACAGCAACTTTAGTAAACCGTGCGGGAACTCCACTAAATGCTTTAACTATTGATGCGGCAAATGCCGGTACATGGGGAGATGACCTCTCAGTAGAGATTAAAGCTGCTTCCACATCTACATTTAATTTAATTATTTCAGATTTAAGTGGAGTTCTTGAACAATTTACTGACTTAAGTATGACAACTACAAACTCTCGTTATGTAGTTTCTTATGTAAACTCAGCCTCAAACTATGTACGAGTAACCGACCTAAATGCGGCAACAACAGGCTCAGATAGACAACCAGCTATTGGTACTACCTCCCTTGGTAGTGGAGCTAACGGTGCAACACCTACACGTACACAATTTAGCAACGCATTGCTAACTTTTGACACAATCAACAGCCCACTAGTAATGAATAACGCTGATGCGGCTTATACTTTCTCTTCAGGTGGAGATACTGTTCTTGAGCTACCATTAATGATCCATCTTCAAGCTGATGTTGCGGCATATTGTGAGGCACGCGGAGATGCATTTGCAGTACTTGATGTTCCTGCGGGATACACACAAGTAGAGGCTTCAAACTACATTGTAGATTTAGCTGCAGATGGAAACTTTGCTGCGTCAGGTAATGGTGGAAATACTGCCGTTTACTGGCCATGGATTGTTACTCCAGATAGTTTAAGCGCAGCTTCAGGAGCAACCCGCATTGTTCCACCAGCTCCAGCAGCTATTGGGCAATACCTTGCTAATGACGCTACCAGAGGAGTATTTAAGACTCCAGCAGGTTTTGGTACCCGCATTGCTAACGCAGTTGCAGTTGAGCGTAATTTAACTAATGCTGAACTTGACGCCCTTAACTCCCAAAACAACCCAATCAATGCAATTCGTAATGTGCCTGGCGCAGGAATTGTCATTATGGGTGGTCGTACACTTAACAACACCCCTGGAGAACGTTATATTAACGTTCGCCGTTCACTAATTTTCTTAAAGAAGGAATTGACTGACCGCAGCAATTTCGCCATCTTTGAGAATAACGATGCTCGCTTGCAGAATCAGCTTCGTACATCGTTGGGCAACTTCCTACGTTCATACTGGTCACAGGGTGGACTTCGTGGAAATACCCCAGCAGAAGCATTTTTCGTACGCTGCGATGCTTCAAACAATAGCGCTGCCGACCTTCAAAATGGTTTAATTAACATTGAAATCGGCGTTGCTCTTGAATACCCAGCAGAGTTCATTGTGATCAGCATTGGGCAGGTCACCGGAAGCGCTTCGGCGTAAGGAGATAGAATAAAATGGCTCAAGCCTTTACAAACGTACTAAGTACATTACAGACAGATCCAGTCCGTAATTTTCGGTTCCTGGTTGAATTCTTACCGTCTAATAACACAGCTGCCAATGAATGGGGTATTAACGCAAAGATGGGCTTTACCTCAGTATCAGGCCTAACTGTTGCAACAGAGTCTATTGCTTACCGTGAAGGTGGCTATAACACTACTATGCACCAGTTCCCAGGTCAGACTTCATTTAGCCCTGTGACATTTAGCCGTGGAGTTCTTCTTGGAAATTCACAGCAATATGCATGGATGCGTCGCTTGTTCTCAGTTATCCAAACAGGAGCTAAAGCAGGCGTAGGTTCAGATTTCCGTTGCGATATCGACATCTCAGTTCTTAGCCATCCAAATGCTAAGGGTCTAACTGTTGAATCGGGTGCTGCAGCAGGAAATGCCGCAGAACCTCACGTAGCGTTACGTTTTCGTATTTACAATGCGTGGATCACTAACCTCTCATACAGCAGCCTAGATGCAGGCGGAAGCGCATACATGGTTGAAGAAATGACAGTTGTTCACGAAGGTTGGGATGCGCACTATGCTAACGACTATAAAGTAACAGCACCTGTATTTGGAGCTTCATTAGGAAACGTTTCAGACACAGGGCAATATCCAACAGTTTAATCTAACAGAAGGTATATAAAATGGACACAAAAGTAAACGCGGCATCAAACCCGGAATTAGCTAATAAGTTAGCTCAAGAAGCTATGAGCTTTGAGGTTCAGGAAGCGGTGGGAGCGCCAATGGCGATTAAAATCCCATCGTTACCTGAAACTTCAGTAGAGCTACCTGCTGGTTACTACGAAGGTTTTGACGGCGTGCTAGAAACGGTTGCAGAAGTCAGAGAACTAAACGGTTCTGATGAAGAAGCTATTGTAAAAATTACAGATACCGGTAAAGCTCTTTTAGCAATACTAGATAGAGCAACCGTATCCGTAGGGGGAAAGCCCGCTACCAAAGATATTATGGATAACTTGTTATCTGGCGATAGAGAAATGCTATTGCTTGCTATTAGAAAAGCTACCTTTGGTAACGATATCAGTGTAGAGACTGTGTGCAGTAAGTGCCCAGAACTGCAAACATTTGTTGTAGATCTTACAAAAGATGTAAAAGTAAAAACTCTATCGGATCGTATTGGGGATCGAGTATTTTATGTAGACCTAAAAGCTGGTCGAGCTAAAGTATTCCTTCCATCAGGAGATACCCAGGCTAAGCTAATCAACTCAGTAGATAAAAATTCCGCTGAATTAGACACGCTTCTTCTAACTAACTGCGTAGTAGAACTAAACGATATGCCCATTATGAATCCAAATCAAGTTCGTAATTTAAGCATTAAAGACCGTAGAACAATTTTAGACGAAATTGCAAAACGTAATCCAGGACCACAACTAGGCGAAATTAAAAAGGTTTGCGGAAGTTGCGGCCAGGAGGTAGAGCTGTCACTAACACTGGCAGATTTGTTTCGCGCATGAGTTTAGTTATCAAAATTTAGTAGACGCTTTTGACCTTCTTTCCCAGTACTATCCTGGTTGGTCATTGACAGAACTAAGACAACTATCAATTCGTGAACGAGTTGTATTTTTATCCAAAGCAATGATGAGACCTAAGGCGGTGATGTAGTGGCAGACCCAAAGGGAAACATGGGAGCCGGTATGGAAGACTTCACCGGTCAAAAGGGCATGTCTAAACTCATTGAAAGCGGAAGTAAAGGTTTTGGATCCTGGTTAAAAAACTTTAAAGAAGTTTTAACTGTTGCAGAAAAAACAAGAGATGTAGTAAAACAAACTTCAGATATTCAAGCAGGTAAAGGATCTAACGGCAGCAAACTTGGCGCTGCTAAAATGGGCCCCGGCGCATTCTCTGAACAAATTGGTCGTAAAGGCGCAAAAGGGTTTGCTGAAGAAATAGGTTACACAGGCACTCGCGGCAGTATGTTGGGCGGTGTTGCTACCGGAATAATGGCGGCAGGCTCATTAGGTATGGGCATGATGCCTAATACAATGACTGCTGTAGGGCAACGTCTTGTAGCAGAACAAATTGGCATGTTTTCTGCGGGTAATAGAAACCCAAGAGACATAATTAAATTAGCTAACTCCATGACAGGTGGGGCGGCAACAAGCGCGGGCGCCCCTACGCGTGCTATGGGAATCATGCTTTCCCAAGGTGGTTACGGATTAAATTCTGGATCTACCAAAAACATGATGAACAATTTAGCTGGCGTAAGCGCTATCAGCGGCATGTCAATGGAGCAAGTAGCAGCGTCTACTGCGGGTGCAAGTGGAATGACATTCTTACGTTTAGGCGTAAGACTTAGAGATCAAAACGGAAACATCCGTCCATACACAGATCTTGTTAATGAAATTTATCCAAAAATTTGGCGTGGGGATCCTAAAAACCCCGAACTAATTTTTAATCGTCAAAGCCGTGAGGGATTCACCCTTGCACAAATTACTGGTGGAGACGAAGGCCTTTACAACATTCTTTCTACCCTTTTAGTTCAACGAGCTAAAAATAAAAAACCTTTAAAGAATGAATTAAAAACAACTAAGGGTGCGTTGGGCATGGCGGGAAATGCCAACGGAATAATGCAAGCTGGTTTGGCTCAACAGGGATCAGAAAATAAATTACTTGGCGCCACTGAAAGTGGACTTGTATCTGGATATAAAGGCGCCCTTAATACTTCAACAGCTATTAATAACGGCTTGTCTGGCATGGCGGAACTTCTCCCCGGTGTTGTAGACGGCTTAGGAAAATTAAAAGGCTTTTTAGAAACATTCCCATCAACAGGAAATGCTGCAAGCGCTGTTACAGGTTTAGCCGGTAATCTTGGGACAACATTAATGGCGGGAAGAATGCTGGGGGTCGGAGGCGGGGGCGGAGGCGCCGGAGCTGGCGGTATGTTTGGAAAAATGGGCGGTGCTGGCGGTGCCGCAAGTGTTACAGGTTTAGGATTAAGCGTTGCAGGCCACTTTGTTTCTCAAGGGTCTAAAAAAGGTAGCGGAAGATCTCGAGCTGGAAATGCAATGAAATGGGCTGGAGCAGCCTCTATTTTAAATTTCTTAGGGCCTGAGATAGGCATACCCGCAATGATTGCTGCAGGAGCTGCTGGAGCAGTATTAGGAGGCGGCGAAGGTAATCAGCCTATGAATTCAAATATGGGCGGAGGAGCTTCTACCCTTATTGCACCAGGAACTGTTGTATCTTCCGGATACGCAACTAGAAAAGATCCTAATGGATCCGGCACACAACACCACAACGGCATTGACTACGCCATGCCTGTGGGTAGTCCAGTAATTGCCGCAGCAGACGGAAAAGTAGTTGTTATTAAAAGACAACCTGGACGAACAAGAAGCTTTGGTTTATATATGGTTTTGGAACACAAAGGCTTTTATACATATTACGGACACTTGAGCGCAACGGTTGCACGACTTGGGCAACAAGTTAATCAAGGGGATGTTATTGCTAAATCTGGCGGAGAAAAGGGCGGTCCAAATTCAGGTTCTTCTACCGGACCTCACCTTCATTTTGAAGTTCGCAAATCCCTTTCAAATCCAAATTCTTCTGTAAACCCTACAAGTTTATTTGGAAAACTTAAACAAAAAATTAGTTCTATATTTGGTGCCGATTCAAAAATAAACACCGAACAAGTTCAAAATAAATACACAAATTATTTAAGCAGCACCGGCATTAGTTCGGGGTCTAATCCTTATACTGGCACACGTTTAGCGGACCTATTAAACGCAGGATCAGCATTAAATGCTCAAGACATAATGAATTTTGATGCGATGGGCGCTACCAAAAATATGTCTACCGAAGATAGGGCGGCTTTAAGCCAGTACACCCCCAGTGTAGGCGATAAAGGTGGAATGGCATTTGGGTCTCGCAAAGGATTAATGTCTGCGCTTTATAACCAAGGGTTTAGAGATAAAGGTTTATCTACAGCTTTTGCAGTTGCTCTAGCTGAATCTGGTGGAATGTCTCACGCTCACAATGGCGTTGGAAGAGACGATTCATACGGCGTGTTTCAAATTAACATGACTAATAAAGATCCTAAAAGCCCTAATATGGGAAAAAATAGACTTAAACAATTTCACCTTAAAAACAATGATGCGCTATACGACCCCAACACAAACATTAGATCTGCCTATGAAATATCAAATAAGGGTACTTGGTGGAAACAGTGGGCTACATACAACAGCGGAAAATTTACTACTTATTTAGATGATGCTCAATTAGCGGCACGTCAAGCAGGCGTACCACTTCACTATTATGGTTCGGGCCGTACTCAAGAGGGACCAGCTTATCTGCACAAAGATGAAATGGTTTTGCATAAGCAAGAAGCCGATAAAATACGTGGAGGACTAGGGCAAGGATTGGCCGCAGGCGGTGTAAACATCAATATGGTGGTAAACATTGCCAAAGCTGGGGAAGCAGAGGTACACGTGCTACTTCAAAGGTTTAAAGAGGCGCTTGCTCACGATAAGGTAATTGCACAGATTGGACGCTTATAATGTACATGCCGGGCGTTTATTACACAATCCATGCTTTTGAACACTTAAGTGGAAAATTGTTATTTCCACAAGCAGAGTCAAATACAGCTTTAAATGATGCTGGGTGGAAATTATTGGCTGATGGAGAAAATGTTGTAAATTCTTCCCACGACGTTTTGTACAGAGTTACTATGTTTAAAGAAAACGTTGCTGGGGTACAAAACCCAGCAGTAGATACCGTATTAACTGACGGTGGAAACGTGTTGCGACCAAGTATTGCTGGAGGATCATCCAGTGCAACAACTGATAGATTTGTTGTTTGGAAAGAATCCGCTGCGTTTAAAAAAGTAGCTAGAGTGGGATTAACTATTACTTTTCCCGCAACTATTTATGATGGGTACTATATTCGTACCATTCATGATAGATTTTTTGATTTTACTATTGTGCCCCAAGGTGTTTCTGGAGCTTTGCCTAAACCTGATTTTAAAGCACAAGTTCGCTTAATGGATAACTCATATATAGATACCGTGGCAGCTGAGGGTCAATACATTGAGGTAAAACAACGCACCGGAGATATAACCCCAACTATTGTGTTTACTAAAGTTACCGCACCGCAAACAGTTCCTAGCTCAGTAACTGAATTTGATGGTCGACCACAAAACCAACCTTGGGTGTGGGACGCATGCAATAAACAATACGCACGTTATTGGGAAGAACCAGACTCTAAATGGTCAACCGCACATCCTATGGATACTGACATTAAATACTTTGTTTTTATTAAATATTTTGATAGCAAAGGAAAATTAATTAAAAAAGATCCAATTGGAGTTAAGTCTGAATACAGTATTGATCAGTATAAAAAAACTAGCATTAGTTACAAGGCTAAAGGCATATTAGCAACCATTCAACAAAAAGCTAAAAATTGCGGGGACCCTAACGCTACAAATAATGGTAGCGGTGCAAATGTACCCGTAGTTCCTTTTGTTCCGGTTGCAGTTACAGATGTTTTATTTAATCCGCCTCCACACAGTGTTACCAGACACTTTTCACCTATAGCAGACGAGGGAAGATAACATGAGTTCTCCAGTAATCGGGGCCGTGTCCCCAACTTATGGGCGCGTAGGTGAAACTATACAAATTTCGGGCCAATACATTGGGAAACCTACTTTTGTAATTTTTACTACTACTGATGCGATGTATTCCGAAACTGCAACTACAGTAACTTGGGTAGAAACCCCCGGAACTGCTGACCCATTGGATCAAATTTCCGTAGTAATACCTCAAATTGGTGAGGGTAAAACTTCTATGACAGTAAATATCACCATTGTTAGTGATAATGCGCCGTCTTATGATCTTATTTATCCTAATTTTACAGTTATTCAAGCTCAAACACAGGCTAGTTATAGTACTGACTACAATCGTCCAGTAGCAAATATTCCTAAAGCAAGTGATTATACTAATTTAGGCGTATTTTACCAAGACCCAGATTCTAATGCCACTACCGAAAGCACAGATGCAGCTGGAGCTAAAACTACTGCTGCCTCAAATGCCGCAAAATTAACTAATAATTTGTATGGATTTAGATTTTTATTTAACCCCACAACATTTTCATACGGCGCAAATGTAAATACTTCTGTGGATTGGTCCATACCAAACACCAACAATGCGGTTGTAGTTGGAACGGGTATCGGCGGTCAAATTAGCTTAAGTATTCTTTTAGATCGAGTAGCTGATATGTATACTATGAAAAACAAACGACCATCTGACATTATCGGCCCCCCATATTATCCATACGATTTAACTAATGAACAGTGTGAAAATTTACTTCGCAGAGGTACTGAATACGACATTGAATATTTATTTAGAGTTGTAAACGGTAAACCCGCCCCAACAACCATGCTTGGGTATAATGGAACTTCTAATTTTAAATTAGAAAGCTCAAACATGGGTTATATTGCGGGAACCCCGTTTATTTTTAAAGTCCATGACTCTTTACGATACCGAGTTATGTTAAGTACCCTTCAAGTAAGTCACGACCTTTTTACCAAAGATATGGTCCCTATTAGAAGCTACTTAAGCATAGGGTTAGAACGTCTACCAGACTTCCCACCAACCAGCACTCAAAATTTAGATAAATTTACCGATATTGCAATTGGCATTAAATCTACCTCTACTAATTCAGGAGTCTACAGGCCATGAGACCAACACGCGGATCCCGGTATTACACAGCTATACCTCAACAAATTAAAAGCAAAATTACTGGACAATATACGACTGCCATTTACAGGGTTTTTCCAGAAACGGTAAAAGTAACTTATTTTGATTATACCTGGGTTGACGGAGATTCCTTAGATTACTTAGCCGCTGCATTTTTAGGTAGCTCTAAGCTATGGTGGAAAATTATGGACATTAATCCGACCATAATTAACCCTTTAGAGATTGAGCCTGCAACTGTAATTAGAATTCCTAAGGTGTAACATGGCTTTACAACATAACCTTGCTGTAAAAATCCCTATTCAAAAAACCCACCATAGAAAAGTTACGTTTCCTAAAACACCTAATTTAGATATGGCTTTAATAACCGCATCTTTAAACAGCGCTATGCATAACCATGACGTATTAACTTTAAACTTTGCAGGAAAAATTAATAG